GCTACAGTCTGAATACAATCCAGAATATAGGTACTGCTACGATAATGCCCTTTGTAAATTTCTATTGGCAATCCTTTAATTCCATGATAACAGATTCTACAATTCACACTTCGGTATGGAGTATAATATTCTCCAGCCCCATAAGTATTAAATAATCTTACTATAACTGTTTCGGTATTATTCATTAGCATTGAATTTTTAATCTGAAGTTCGTTAGCCCACTTAGAGATAGCATAATCGTTCATTTGCTTTATGGCTTCTTTGTCGGTAACTTCTTCTCTCATTAATCCCTGCCAGTCACCATAAACTTCTGAACTTGAAAAATGTATTAGCTTAAATTTGTATCTCTCTTGAAGTTTGAGAATATTTTTCAGTCCGATTAAATTGGATTTCCACATCTGTTCATAATAGTTTTCTCCGTTCCACCTTCCAAATTCAGCGGCACAATTATAGACATAATCAAAATATCCTGCATTTTCAATTACATCTGCTATCTGTCGGTATTCTCCTATATCGCATCTGGCATAACTGCATAATTTGTAATTCGGTTTATGCACATGGATATATTCTTTAGGGTCATGGTTAAGGTCAATTCCAAAAACCTCGTAACCTCTAAGAGTCAATTCCTTAACAAGTTTTTCTCCTACTATTCCTTTTGAGCCTGTTACTAATATTCTCATATCGTTTTCATCCTCAACATTATTTTGTTTATTGCAACCGCTGTTTCTAATAAGCTCATTCTGGAATTAAATATCTTCCCGGTTTCGGCTAAAAATTCAGAGTCTTTAGGAAGGCAATTATGAACAATAGCATCTGCTATCACATAGGTCTGGTTTTTATCTACTTCAAAATTATATACTTCCCCTTTATATTTTATTTTTTCTATGCTTTTTATAGGAATATACAAATACTCATCATCAAACCAACTTGTTTTCCTTTGTAATTTTAATTCTTTATTAATTTCCATTTTTATAATATCATTAAACTTTTTTATTTCTTCATAATTTCTTATTCTGATTGTAAAGACTTTTTGGTGATTAACTTCATTTTTGTCTATCCTTGCTTCTTTTATATTAATTGTAAATGCTATCCCTAATCTCAATAATATTAGCTTTAATTGATAAAATAGTTTTTCTGATATTGTTGCTATTGAGTATATATTAGTTGACTTGCTTCCATCTCCTCTAAAATAACCTATTAAGAATTCATTTATATTTTGTGAATTCATTACTTCATTACTTAATTCTTTTTTATTTGCCATTTCTCCACAATTTGCAATTAATATATCTTTTGCTTTTTGTGAAACAAATCTAATTACAGTACAATTCTGTTGTCTTTTTTCTATCCCCGGAGTTATTCCAAATTCCTTTTTTATTATCCGGCAAACATCATCTATATATTCTTTTTCTTTTTTATGAAAAGCAATGGCAATCCTATTAGAGTTTTTCTCTATATTCCCTTCTGCTACATGATAACCAAATAATCTCATTAAATTATCATTAAATACCTTATTGTGGGATTCCTTTATTTTTGGTAATGCTATAAAATCACCTTTTTTTAATTCTTTTGCTTCTATCCATTCAAATTTATAATCTTTTTTTGTATAGTTAGTTAATTTTTCTCTTTTATTCCCATAATATTTTCTATCTGCTTTTATTCCCCATACAGGATGTTCACCTGTCATACAAAATTCATTTAAACCTTGTGGTCTTATTCGATAAATATCTTCTTCAATTTCTCTACAATATTTTTTAATTATTCTTTGCCAGCTTCCGTCAATAGTTAAAACTTTATCCCCTTTATTAACTTCACTGGCTTTTTTAATATTATTGTTTATATATATTTTTGTTTCTGGAGTAACACACTTCCCATCTGCTCCCCTGTAACCGTCTTTGCCTGCTAATAAATGTCGTTCGTTTATGTTCTGGTCATATTGAAATATTTTGTAGATATTCTTGTAGTCGGCTTTTAGTGTTTTAGCTAAGTCAAATAATTCCTCTGCAAACACTACTTTGATTGTAGCCAAACTATTGAGTGCTAATTTGGCAAGTTCGGCTTCGATTGGTTTAACTTGTAAGATATTTTTGCATTCAAAATAAATAGAAAGCAGTCTGAATATTCCATCGTGTTCTGTTCCGATTACTACTTTGTCGGGATATTTAGTATCGTATTTAGCATTCCATTCTCGTAAAAACTCCGGCATAAAAACAAATTCCCGATTATACTTCTTACTTAAATAATCAGTCGTTCCGGGAATAACAGTAGTACGGATTACAAAAAAACATCTTTCGTTTTGCTTAACTAAATTCTCAACAACTTTATTAAGATTTTCCATTGATGGGTCTGTTTCGTTAATGCAAACAAAGACAATATCACAATTACTAATATCGTCATTCATACCTTTAGGAGGGTCAAGAATAAATAACTCGTGACCCTCCAGTCTTCCTGCTGTTGCCTTACCAACAAACCCGTTTCCTACAATTCCAATTTTCATTTGGCTTTCCTTTCTTTTACTTAGGATTCAGGATTTTCTTTTTGGATGTATGCAACAGTGCATGCATTTTCATCTTCGAAATCGGCATCGCCCTCTAAGCTCAATACCCAGTCTGTTCTCCGTTTCTTTGCTTCTCTTTCTCTTTCGATACTTACCTGATGGAAAATACCCCATACCATATTAGAAGGATAACCTAATATACATACGCTTCCAGTTCCTTGACTTTCGGTTGCTCTGGCTCTTTCCAGCATTGGGACTTTTCTTATAGGTATACCTTCAAACTCCAATCCCATTTTAGAGATTAAAGCAGCATCTCCTAATCCGGTTTCTCGATTCCGTAAGTATCTTCTATATTTCTGTTCAACATCCCAAGTTACCCAAATTCTCCACTCATCTATATTGGCTAAATATTCTTTTGGAGTAGCTTCCAACATGGCTTCAAACATATCTACTGGGTAATCATCTCCTGATGGGTCAAAGTCTTTAGCTCCACCAACTCCATAAACTGCATTAGCGGCATTTTTAACCCAACCGTCAATTTTGCTCAACAATCTGGATTGTTTATGCAATTCTCCTGCACCGGAATTATAGGTTATATTCTTATCTCCAAATATAGCTAATTCTTCCATATCTCTACCTGCAGCTTCACCAAATAAATCAATCAAGGTATTTTCAAAATTACCTCTTTCAATACTTCTTCTTGCGGCTTTATCTCTTAATGAGGTAATTGCCTGAAATTCCTTTGCGATTAATTGGTTAGTCCAAGTAGATGGTTTGGAGAAAGCGGCTTCACTTAAATCTACATGTTCGTTGCTGGCATCATCACCGGCATCTAAAACTCTGCCAACAAAAGCAATTCTATCAATATCTTCAATGTTAGACTCCATATTCATGAATCTTGCTTCTGGAAGTATCACTGTTTTGTGTTGCATCTTTCTTATAAATCTTGCTCTTTTGGCATTGGCTAATATACTATCTCCTAAGTCGGTTATTTCTATTACGCCTTTTTGCGCTCTATCAATCAATTCCAATAAATCTTTCTGGCTATACATCTTCTTCCTCTCCTTTCTCTATTTTTCTTCCGAAATCATCTCTGCCTAATTCTTCATATATGCTTTTTTCTACTACTTTAGTTTTGCCGTCTTCCTGCCCTTTTTCTACTTTGGATTGTCCGTCTTTCTCTTTTTTGAGTTTTTCGTTTTCACTTTTGAGAGCTTCAAATTGTTCTTGAAGTTTTTCAATTTCGGTTTTGTTATCTTCCGGCTCTTTGGCTTTTTCTGTTTTCTCCGGCTCTTTGGTCTTCTCTGTTTCCTGCTTTTTCAAAGACTCAATCCCTTCCAGAACAGGCTTCATTTTTTCATCAATCTTATCTTCTATCATTTTCAAGACTTCTTCCTCTTTCATGTCGAGTTCATCTCCTTCCGATTTTTTTTTATTTTTCATATAATCTGGCTTTCTTTCTTTATCTGCTTTATCCATTAATTTCTGTAAAGACCCTAATATTGCTTTAAGTTCTTTGTAGGTGTCTTCACTAATTGACCTTCCTGCCTTTTCTGCTATATCGTTTAACTTGTTTACAGTTTCAGTCATTTGTCCAAAATCATCTTTTTTAAAATAGTTTACTACTTTAGCCCATACGCCTTCTCTATCCTCCTGCTCTGTTTCGGTTTCGGTTTTTTCCTTTTGTTTGATAGCAAAAAATTTAGCCTTCGGTACACATGGCTCATCTACCAAACTCACAAATGGTACAATCCAGTCTTTGCCTAAATCTCTGATTAATACTCTTTTAAGTGAGCTTTCAAATTGCTTATTTGCTGGCTCTCCATCGGCTACTTTTTTCATGATGTCTTTTAATACTGTGTTCTGGATTCCCATAATTGAGAATCCTGTAAGTTTGCCTTCTTCCACTTCTTTCCATGCTTTATCGTTAGTTACTTTTCCTGCTAATATCCATGTACCTTCTGGAAGTTTGGTTTTTTCAGTTCCGATAGTAACTTCCCATTCAAAAGGCAATATAAAACTTTCCACTGGTTTGGCTACATTATTCATTCCATGCATGTAGTCTATGTTTCCATAATCTTCCATCCACTTATGAGCAACTTGTTCTATTTCTTCTGCGGTCAATAATTTTTCGCCTTTTTCGAAATCATGGTCTGGCTCTCCGGGTACTAATACTGCGGCATAAACTATTCTCTGTTTTTCATCTGCTTTAAATATGGGACCGGTTAATTCTGCATTATTGCCATTAATTCGTTTTTGAATATAGACTAAATCAACTTCTTTCGGCTCGCCTTTGGTTATTTTACCGTCATCATCAAGAACGTACTTTATTTCGAAATACTTATCAGTATCAAATTCATGGAAAATAACGGCATCATCAAAAACCTGTGCAACGTAACCTTTTTCTCCGCTACCTTCAAAAGCTCTCCTGACTCGATTAGAACGTTCTTCCAAACTGTCTTTTTTATTCTGGTTTTTTACAGTCACATCTCTTTCTCCTTTCTTTAATGATTTTTCTATACCTTCCCTAAATCAAAAGAGCACCTACAAAAAGCTTGTACAGGCTTCTCGTAGATGCTCTGATGTAAAGGAGGTAAAAAATGAAAAGAATATGAGTTGGGGATTATTCCCTCGGAATATTCAATTGTCAATTTGACTTTCCAACCTATCTTTCGAAAAGTCCCCTTGGTCTTTTATCAGCCAGAAAGTACCTTTTTAACTTATAATTATTTTACCAGTGAAATTATTCTTTGTCAAATCCTTTCTTTTTTCTATTATCTTCCCAACTTGAATATCGTATATCATCACTTCTCTTTCGCCTTTGTTTCTGCATCTCGGTCTTGAGCATGGTATTTCGATATAACGCTGGTCGGTTATTTTAAATAGCAATTTCCCGCAATCAATACATCTAACTTCCATTATCACCTCGCTGGACATACCCCATTGGGACAGTCTGGATTTTCAATTTTCCTTTCAGGTCTTGGCATGTCATTTTGGAGTTTTCTTATTGTGAATAATA